TGCACTATAAATAGAGTCGAGACCTTTCGTGCGTCTCTACACTCGGAACTTACAGACCCCTTCGGGGGTCTTTTTTTATGATATAAATACCTATATGGAACTACCTAAAATCCCTTACAACCAGTTGACTCCTGCATTAAAAGAAATAGTAGGTCAACAAGATTTAGAGTTTGATTCTATTGTTGACGTTACTGATGTATTAGATATAGATTTTAATTCAGAAGAGTATAAGAATAGTCGCATTGAAACTGGTAAACAAATACTAACAATAAGAAATGACCGAAAGAAAAGTAGCAAAAAAACTAATTAAGGTTGCAAAGAAACATCCTAACTGGTATACTGAACAAGACATAGCGTATGCTAAGTTGATCAAGAGATCATCACAAAAGAAAAACTTGACAGAATCCTAGCATTGTGTTACTATAAATACCAACGTAACAAAGGACTCGAAAGATCGTAACCCTTTGCGTATGTAAACAGATCCCATGTCGGGGATCTCATCATCCGCAGGGGATTTTTTATTGCCCTATGCGAGAAACTTAAACAAACATGTCTATTAAATCAACAATCGCTGCAGTAGCAGCAACTCCTCTTCTAGTATCTGGTGCAGCTTTTGCTGGTCCATATGTCAATTTGGAAGCTAGTGGATCATATCCTGACGGAACATACACTTCTGGTGGACTAGAAGCAGTAGTTGGTTATGAAGGAGAAACACCTGGTGGTATCGGTTGGTACGTATCTGGTGGTCCTACAGTGACTCACACAGAGTCAACTGATGACTTCGGTGATGTAGAATTCATTGGATACCTTGGTGGTTCTTATGATAAGTTCTACGGAGAAGTATCTGGTGTAACAACATCAGCAGATGACATTGACTTCTCTGCTAAAGCAGGTGTAAAATTCGTTTTCTAAAGCGGAAGTTAATTTTCTAAATAACAGGGTGGGCACAGTCCACCCTTTTTTATTCTTAAAAACAAATGCAAGATACGTTAATTGGTGTAGGAGTAAACAATAGAAGAACAGGAATGAACCTCGCAGTGTATAGTAAAGAAGGATGCTCTTACTGTGAACAAATTAAACAAGTTTTTGATGCAAAAGGTATAAGTTATAGAGAATATATTTTAGATCACCACTTCAGTAGAGAAGCATTCTATGGAGAGTTTGGAGACCTTACTTCATTTCCACAAGTGCTATTGAATGCAGACAAATTAGGAGGGTGTGTCGATACTGTTAAATACCTGAGAGAAAATAATATTATCTGATGGCAAAACCATTTCTACCCTCACACTATGAGGAACTATGCGAATTAATTGAGTACGCCATTGATCAAGCTTTCGAGCGTGACAAATTTCCATTTAAGTGTTATAATTATTTGAAGCACATAAATGCTGACAAAAAATTCATAGTTAGGTTCAAAGAATCTACTACTATGAAAAATGTTGCATTAACTGTTTCAGATCTAGATGCTTATCTTGAAGGTGGAAGTGATTCATATCACAAACAACTACAAGAAGCATATGGACACCTTGGGATGACCAAAGCGACTAAGATAAGAAATTATCTATGGCGAATACTGAACGATACCAAATCATATGAACAGAGATACCTGGAAACAACTGTCTGACTTATCTGACCTATCAGTAGGTGGTAACCAACAGTTTAATAAAGGGATCAAAGGTGAACCTGATAGAAACTATCGGTTTGAAGATCTGTTCTTTCCAAACCCATATCATGTTAGATCTCTTGCGTTATCAACTCTAAAGAAAGAGCATGATAATCCTATCAATGATTCTAATCCCAGATATCCTGGCATTAGATCAAAGGTAGATCCTACTTTAACTCTTTTCATTCGCAGACAGTTAGAGTTAGGACTTAACATAGAGATCAATGAGTTTGAAGCTTGGTATCATCTTACACCTGGCATTCATGGACAGGGATTGTATCATGTAGATAACTTCCAATTATCTGGATTGATCTATCTAAATGATCAGAACCCTGACCCAGAAGAGTCGGGAACTAATATCGGAAAAAGAATTATTGATCCTAATCCGATGGGACAACCTTACAAAGATGCCTGTGTATCACATGACGCAGAGGTAATCAGTAAGTTTAATGATCTCAAAGAAGAGTATAATCGAAGTCATTTTCAGACTATCAATACTGTTACCAACTATTATAATAGACTAGTAGCATATGAAGGTAAAGCACCTCACGCTGCTGGTACATATTTTGGTAATGACTTTGAAGATTCACGTCTGACATTGCCCTTCTTTTACGACACTAAATAAAGTTAACTAAGGAGAGTCCTATGGAAATCGCACTTGTAGTATTAACCGTTATCGGTGCTTTCATTCTTGGTATTACTACCTCATGGTTAGCAAAGGGTTACGTTGAAGATTACATCGAAAACGCTGCCTATGCAAAATCAGTTACACATCCTGAGATGTTTGACAAAGAGGGGAATATGATTCATGATGAATTAATTTACATACAGAAGCAAGATCCGTGGTCTGAATTAGATAATGACGATGATGACTAACTAATTATGGCAACACAAACACTAGATAATAGTAATCCTAGATTACTAGTAACTGAAATCTTACGAAAGGTTTCTAATGCTAAAACAAAAGCAGAAAAAATTAACCTCCTCAGAGAGCATAACTCTAATGCTCTAAGGCAGATATTAATTTGGAACTTTGATGATAGCGTAGTCTCTATGATTCCAGAAGGTGATGTTCCTTTTACACCTAATGATGCACCACTAGGCACTGATCATACTCGTTTAGAACAGGAGTATAGAGGTCTGTTTAGATTCGTAAAAGGTGGACAAGATTCTCTTAAGAGAACAAAGAGAGAGTCAATGTTTATTCAACTCTTAGAAGGACTATCTAAAGACGAAGCAGAATTAGTATGCTTAGTTAAAGATGGTAAGCTTACTTCAAAGTATAAACGTATTACTAAAACAGTAATTCAAGAAGCATATCCTCAAATCATTTGGGGTAATCGCTCATGACATATGGGGTTCGTATCCTCAAGGAGAACTGCACACCTGCTGACGCAGACGATGTGAAGTTACCTTATACTGCATACCTAGTGACGTATAAAAAAGATGGTGAAACAAAGTACGACTTGACAATGTGTCAGAAAAAGGTAGACTTGTTTGATCATTACTATGATACTTACAAAAAAGACTTTGTAACCTTTAAGCAATCACGAGGAACTATTCGTCCAAACTTATGGAATGATCCTAGTGCAGCGAAGAAACCTAAGAAAAAAAGATGACTGTTTATTTTGACAGAACTAAAGTGAAAACTCCAGAAGAAATTCAACAACAACAAAATGTCGAAGCAGTGGGAGCGATTGTAAACTTCTTTGCTAAACCTGCTATCTTGTGGGGGACATGGAATCTTGTTATACCAAGTCTGTTTGGGTTACCTCCTATTGGATACCTACAATCACTTGGTCTATATGTAATCTCTCGTATATTATTTGATAAGAATGAAAGTAAAGTTAATCAGTAGTACACCTGATGCTGAAAAAACCATCGGGTATATTGCACGTGTAAGTAATCCTAACAATCAGGACAACCCTAAGATATCAGGACTACTAAAGTATTGTATTAAGCATCAACACTGGTCAATCTTTGAGCAAGCAAATCTAACTCTAGAGATAGAGACAACTCGTGCTATCGCTGCACAGATTTTAAGACATAGATCATTTACTTTCCAAGAATTTTCTCAGAGATATGCTGACAGTAGTTTACTTTCAGATGAGATACCTTTACCAGATTTAAGAAGACAGGACGTAACTAATCGTCAGAAATCTATAGATGATCTTGATCCTCATAAGAGACAGAAGTATGAGATATGGATGCAGCATCATTTCAGAGAGACGATGAATGTATATAAAGAAATGCTTAACGATGGTGTCGCTAAAGAATGTGCAAGAATGATACTACCTTTAGCAGTTCCTACTCGTCTCTACATGACAGGAACCATCCGTTCTTGGATGCACTACATAGAATTAAGAACAGGACACGGTACTCAAAAAGAACACATGGAAATTGCAGAAGAGTGTAAGAAAATATTTGTTGAAGAGTATCCTATTATCTCGGAGGCAATGGAATGGTAGCATTTTCTAAAGAATTAAAGAAGGGGACATCTAAGTCTCATTCAGCAGCAGAAAACAGTAAGTTTGTTAGCAGTTTTCTTCGTGGTGTATTAGATCCCGAAGAGTATCGTAGACTTATCGCTCAGTTCTATTTTGTCTACAGCACAATGGAAAAATGTATTAAAGAGTCTGATGATAGATGGGTTGAGAAAAATTACTATCCAGAACTAGAGCGTGTTGAATCTTTATCAAAAGATCTAGAATATTATTATGGTCCTAACTGGAAAGAATTAATCTCTAAGACACCTGCATGTATTACATATTGTTTTAGAATAGAAGAGGTTGCAAAGCAAGATCCTTACCTATTGATAGCACATCACTACACAAGATACATTGGTGACTTGTCTGGTGGTCAGATACTAAAGAAGATAGCACAGAATGCATTGAAGCCACCTGTAGGAAAAGGACTAGACTTCTATGACTTCCCTGAGATAGAGGATTCTAAAGAGTGGAAAAATGTATATCGTTTCCATCTAGATAACATGGGGTTCACAGAATCCCAAAAGAATGCTATAATATCAGAAGCAAACTATGCTTTTAGAATGAACATGTATTTGTTTGAAGAGATAGGAGTCACTGATCCCTATCCATTTCTTACATTTATTAGAGCACTCTTTAAAGTTCTATTTGGTTTCATAGGAGGAAATTAATGCCCATTTACCCTGTAATAAATAAAAATACAGGAGAGAAAAAGGAACTCTCTATGTCCATATCTAAGTACGATCAATGGCGACAAGACAATCCAGACTGGGATAAGGATTGGAATGCAGGTATTGGTGGTCACATGTATGGCAAACCCAAAGTGGAAGACGGATTTAAAGAGGTCATGTCTAAAGTACAA